TGTCTTCCAGCCGCAGGACGACCCCTTCGGCGACTTGCAGGCGGAATGTCTCGGCCACCCCGCGGCCTAAATCGCGGGGGTCGAACTTGGTGCGCGCGGGCGACCGGGAAATCCGTTTTTGAGAAACGCCGTCGATAAAAACCTCGACCGTATCAATGATGCGATTGTTACAGAGATTTCAAAGGCGGTAGGGAGGGAACTGTGAAAGATATTTGCCAAGCGGTGTTCGAGTATTTGAGTACCAGGGAAGAGATTACGACACAGGTCGGAAAGAGGATATACCCCATTCTACTCCCGCAAGATGCGCCGCTGCCGTCCATCGTATATGCGCCTGTGCTTGCAAACTACGACTCTGCCTTACAGGGCGATACCGGGTATGCAAGACAGACGATTCAGGTCGTTTGTCATGCCCGGACATTCAAATTGGCAAGAGAACTTTCCAGATATGTAAAGAAAAGTTTACAGGATTATCATGGCGATATGTGCGGGCTGTATATTCAAGCCGTGTTCATTAAATCGGATTATGAGTACGACGCGAATACATCGCTCAAATTTTCAATGGATGAGTATATGTCGAGCATCGAATTCGAAATCCATTATAACGAAAAATAGGAGGGTAAAATGGCAGTAGCAGGTAAGAATGGGAAAGTCGTCATCGGCAGCGGCGGAGAGGAAAAGGTGGTCGGGATTAAGTCCTGGTCACTCGAATTGTCCCTTGAAACATTGGAGACCACGGCTCTCGGTGATGATTGGAAGAATTATATTGCGGGGCTGAAAGAATGGACGGCATCGAGCGAGGGCGACTATGAAGTGCCTGTCGATGCGACAGGGCAACAGGCTTTGCAGGACGCATTTTTGAACGGAACGACCGTACAGGTAAAGTTGTATGTGGACGGGGTGAATTATTACTCCGGCGAGGCTTACATCAATAGTCTTTCTATCGAAGACCCTGTGGATGACGTCGTTTCCATCAGCATCGAATTTACAGGCACGGGTGCGCTCACCTTTGAAACGGGCGAATAAGGGGGAGAACATGAAGAAAGGTGTAACAATCGAACTTGACAAACCGAGGACTCTGCGGTACGGCATGAATGCACTTGCGAAAATCGAGGACATTACGGGAAAGACCATCATGGCTCTCGACCTTAACTCGCTTGGAATCAAGGACTTGCTCGTCATCGTATATGCCGGGCTTTGCCATGAGGATAAGAGTCTGACGATTGAACAGGTCGGAGATTTATTGGACGAATATGCCGATCTGACAATGATTGCGGAAAAGGTCGGAGAGGCTCTGACCGAGGCGTTCGGAAAACCGAAGGGGAACGAAAAGGGGGAATAGGAGCCGCCGACTTTGACTTGTCTGCTTTCCTGGAAAAGGCGGTCGTGCAATTTGGCATAGACCCGCTTATTGCAGACGAGTACACGCCATACGAATTATACCTTATAGGTAAGCAGGTGCAAGAACGGAATTTTCGGGAATTTGAAAATGCACTCACAGTTGCATGGCATACGGAGGCATTTGCGCGGCAGCGTAGGCTACCGAAACTCGAAAAGATTCTCAAAGAGGTGCGAAAGCCATCCAGGAAAGCGGAGAGTAGGAGCGATGCCATTCTCAAGGCAATGGCGGCGGCTAAAGGAGTGGTTATAAAATAAGGAGGGAGAGTCATGGCAATCATACGAAATCTGGTCGTCAAAATCGCGGCTGACATTTCCTCCTTGTCAAAAGGACTACAAACGGCGCAGAAGCAAATTCAGAAAGTTGCCTCCTCCTTTACGCGGGCGGGGACAAAACTGACGGCAGGAGTTACCGCGCCGCTTGTAGCCCTGGGTGCATCGGCAATCAATATCTCAAAATCGTTTGAGCAGAGTATGGCGAACGCCGCATCCGTCGCAATGGCGACCGGGGATGAGTTGCAAGCGATGACAGACCTCGCACGCGAAATGGGTGCAAAGACTGTCTTTTCGGCTTCCGAGGCGGCGGATGCACTCTACTATATGGCATCGGCAGGTTATAAGTTGGACGAGATGACACAGTCCATCGAAGCGACGCTAAACTTGGCATCTGCGACACAGAGTGATTTGGCTTTTACAACAGATACGGTTGTCGCAGCGTTAAACCAGTTTCAACTCGGGGCGGCGGGCGCAGAGCGAGTTGCGAATCTATATGCGGCAGCCATCGGCGCATCCCAGGCAGATATGGAGAAACTTGCATTCTCCATGAACTATGTCGGGCCTGTTGCAAATAGTCTCGGTTGGGAGATCGAGGAAGTCGTCGGAGCGTTGTCTGTGCTATATGATGCGGGCTATGACGGGTCAATGGCTGGTACGTCTTTGCGCCAGTCGCTTGTCGCGCTTATGAATCCGACCTCGGCGGCGCAGAAGGTATTTGACAAACTTGGTATTAGTTTGGAGCAACTTGACCCGACCTCAAACGATCTTGCCTCAATCCTCGATACCTTATCGAACGCAGGAATGACGACTGCACAGGCAATGGAAGTGTTCGGCGCACGGGCTGGTCCCGGTATGTTGTCTCTGTTGGCGGCGGGTGGCGATGCCGTCCGTGATATGACCGAAGCAATCACGGGAACAAATGCGGCGAACGATATGGCGGCAATGCAGGTCGATACCTTGCAGGGACAACTCAAGATTTTGGAATCGGAGTTGGAGGAGGTGGCTCTCCAATTCGGGGATATCCTCATCCCAATCATCCGAGAACTGCTACAAAAATACATTTCGCCGCTCACAAACAAGCTGATGAGTTTGAGCGCAGGAACGAAAAAGAATATAGTGGTTATTGCGCTCCTTGCAGCAGCGATAGGGCCGCTCCTGCTTGTGGTCGGGAAATTGATTTCAAGCGTTGGAACGATCATCAAACTTGGGTCGCTATTGTTCTCGAAGACGGGGCTCATCATTGCAGCTATCGTCGCTGCCGTGGTAGTGATTAAAAAACTGTGGGATACCAATGAGGATTTCCGAAACGCCGTAACCGCAATTTGGGAGAAGGTCAAAAACTTCATCCTCAATGCCGTTGAAGCAATCAAGGATTGGTGGGACAAAAACGGGGAGAAACTCGTCAAAAAGGTGGTGAGTACCCTCAAGTCCCTTTGGAAAATCGTCAAACAGATTTTTGGTAAAATTCAGAAGATTGCGGAAAAAGTATGGGGGATCGTAAAGGACATCATCATTGACGTGGTCGTGGCAATCCGTGATTTCTGGGAGAAGAACGGAGCGCAAATATGGGCGACGGTCAAAACGCTGTTCACCAATATCTGGAATATCGCAAGCACCGCATTTGATATTATCTACAATGCGGTGCTGAAATTTTTGGACTATGTCCGTCCGATATGGGAGAATATCAAGCAGCTATTCTCCTCGCTTTGGGATACCCTGGTCGAATTATACGAGACCTTAAAGCCCGTCTTTGACCTCATCGGCGGGCTGGTCATGACTCTGCTCGGCGTGGTGACAGGAGTCCTTTCCGGGATTATTGAGGCACTCGGTCCGTTCATTCAAGCCGTGATAGATGTAGCCCAGGCAATCCTGGAAATTATACAGGTAATCTGCGCTGTGCTTCGAGGCGACTGGTCGGAAGCCTGGGAACATATGAAAAATGTGGCGTCCAATCTTTGGGACGGAATCAAAAATATTTTCCTCGGGATATGGGAGTTTATCCAGGGATTTTGCGAGGGCGTTAAAAACTTCTTCGGAAATCTCGGGGATAATATCGTTGCTATATTCAAAAGTGCCTGGGAAGGGATTAGTGGCTTTTTTACAAACCTGTGGGAAGGCATAAAATCCGCAGCATCATGGATATGGGACACCATAACCGGGCTGTTCTCGAAAATCGGAGATTTCTTCTCCGGGCTGTTCAAGGATGCATTCAATTGGGGCAAGAACCTGATACAGAACATCGGAGACGGCATCAAAAAGGCTTGGGACTGGGTAGTAGATGGAGTCAAGGGGATCGGGCAGTCGATTGCGGACTTCCTCGGATTTGGTTCACCGACCAAGAAAGGACCGGGGCATAAGGCAGACGAGTGGATACCAAATCTCATGGACATGATGGCGCAGGGTATGTATAACGACATCCCTATGATCCAGCGAGCAGCTATCCAGGTGGCGAACGCTCTCGGTTTAACGACTACAACCAACCGCGCAATGGTGGGTACAGGGACGAGTCCAAATGCCGATTTATTGAACGGCATCTTGCAGGGAATGGCGGCGATGAACGGTATGGGAGGCGAAACGGGCAATAAGGAGATAGCATTACAGATTGACGGTCAGACATTTGCCAGGTTGATTGTTCCAAACATCACAAGGGAATATAAGCGCAACGGTATTGAGTTAAAGGGGGTGTAGTGCGATGGATTTTTTCTCGATAAACGGAAAGAGCATAAAAGCCCCGACGGAAATGACGATCTCCCCGGAACATCTTGATAAAGCCGAGCGAACGATGGACGGAACAATGGTGATTGACATCATCGGGACTAAGAAAAAAGTGGACGTGTCCTGGGAATATTTAACTAAAGAGGATATGAAGACGTTAGCGACGGAGTCGGGAAGCGACCGATTTTCCGAAATTTCTTTTCATGATGAAAAGACCGGAGTGCCGGTGCAAATGACTGCAAGGGCAGAAAGTTTGACCTATATGCCGTATTATGACTGGGCAAAGGCTCAACTGATTTGGAAGAGCGTATCGGTTACGTTCAAGGAAAGGTAGCACGGTATGGAGTATTCAGATAATCCGCGCAAGGTGTACGGGAAAGTAGAAATCGTTTACAGCGACAAAGAAATCAGCAGCAATATGGGCATAACAGTCAGCGGTAACTCGAAAATCAGCCACCCGCGCGAAGTGTTTGAGGGGTATGTCTCGCCGACAGTCAGAGCCTGTACAATGGATGGAAATTCCGATATGAGCGGCTCATACCAAATGGTAGACGATACCTGCATCGTTGGCTGGTGGTCTGGCGGTTTATGTGGCACAGGAGGAGTGTTCGAGGTTAAACCATATATCGAGTTGTCGTTTGTGTTACGCCCGATTATCTCATGGATCATCCGAGGCGATGATAAGCTCAATCAATACCCCGTTGACTTTACGATTGAATACAAATCGAACGGAGAGATTGTGCATACCGAGGAAATCACGGGGAATAGTGCAATAGAGATTAAACTTGAGCCCAAAGTCAATGATATCACCTCTATTCGAATGACCATTGCGAAATGGAGTACGCCGAATGCGTGTGCAAAGATCATACAGTTTTATGATAAACTATATGAGGAGTACACGGGAGATGCCATGCAGATGTTTGAGGTTAACGAGGAGATGTGTTCGACCGATGGGAATTACAATATTAACTCCGATACCATGACCGTTACGCTTCATAACACCGACAGAAAATTCGATAAAGGCTATCTTCGTTCGCTTATGATTTTAGGGAGAAAGGTACAGCCGTCTATCGGAATAGAAAAGGACGGAAAAGTTATGTACACCAGATTGGGGACTTTTTATTCCGAGGAATGGCAGGTGGAGCAGGACAGCCAATGGGTAAAGTGTACAGCGGTAGATAGGCTGATGCGCTTGCAGAGCCAAACATACATGGGCTATCCGTTAACGGAACAAGTTTCAGTATATGACCTGGCAAGGGACATCCTGTTGAAAAGCGGGCATTCCGAAAACGAATTTGAGATATCTGTTGATCTCAAGGACATGGTTATAGGGTTGGCGTATTTGCCCAAAACGACAGTTTGGGATGCATTACAGGAAATCGCAAATGCAGCGTTGTGTAAAATCTTTGTCGATAGGGAAGACCGAATCCATGTACGCAGCGAACAGGCTGAAACCGAACAAGTGGGGATCGAGATAAACCCGAGCAATATGTTCAGTTATAAGTCGAGTATAACTTTGACGGAGTTCGCAAACAGCATCAAGGTAGAGTACACAGATGTGGAAATTGCCGACGATATCATAGAGGTGGCAGAACTCGAGATAACGTTGGCTGGGAATGAGGTTCGGGAGGTGTCTTTGGATTACTCTTCGGACGTTGCATATGCCGTCATTTTGTCAAGCAATGTCAATGTGCGGGCAGTTATGGAGCAGGGAGGGGTCAATTCATGCCTCTTGACACTCACAAATCGTACAGGGACATCACAAACGACAACATTGACCGTTGAAGGGAATGCGATAGAACTTAATTCTCATAGGGTGGTGGTTGAAGACGAGGACAGCGTAAACAGTTATGGAACGGTAGAGTATTCGCATACGGCATCGGAACTTGTGCAAAGCGAATCGCAAGCACGATACATCGGCGGAGTTATCCTTGCGAAAATGCGGGCGGGCGAGGGCGTGATTACAACCGAGTGGCGTGGTAATCCCGCATTAGAGATCGGGGCGAGTTATAGTAGTACAGACCGCTTTGGTGATAAAAAAGAGTTGATATGCGAATACAATAAATTTTCTTACGACGGGGGTCTGAAACAACAGACACGCGGACGATTGAAATAGGAGGGCAACACATGGCTTCGTGGAAAGAACCCGAAACAAATCACACGGCGGGGGATCAAGTCACGCCGGAAATTTTCAATACACTTGCCGAGAATGAGGTGTATTTGAATGAAACAAAAATAACGACAAACCAGGTGCAGGAGGCAACGGTTATGAGCGAA